CGTTGGCATGAGCGCAAATCGCTCGTAGATGGCGTTCTGGGTGGCCTGAGAGTGGCTTCTGTCGTTAAGTCTTACGGTAAAGTATTTTGTGGTGACATTCTTGATGGCAGGGTTGGTATTTTAAGCCCTGACGTTTATACCGAGTACAGCGGGGCAATCATCAGGCGAGTGGCTACCCAGCCATTTCAGAACAACATGCAGTCTGTGTTCTTCCCCAGCTTGGAACTCACTGTTGAATCAGGCGTTGGTAATAATGCTGTTGCAGATCCGCAGATCACGCTTGAGCGCAGTCAGGATGGTAAGACATGGAGTGACCCAATATCCAGAAGCATTGGTAAGATTGGTGAGTACAGCCGCAGGGCTATCTGGCGCAGGAATGGCAGGGCATCACGCTTTGAATTATTCAGGTTTACATTGTCTGACGCTGTTAAGCCGGTGATTATCCAGCTTACGGCTAACATTGTTGGCGGTGACAAGTGACAAGCCCGCTACTCAATGCAGCACAGCCGATCACCCGTGATGACGGGACGATGGAGCAGGCTTTTAGGCAGTGGACACAAGATGCGGCGTTAAGCATCCCTATTGTCGGTGTAGGCTCCCCAGAGGGCGTTGTGGAGGCTAGACAGTACAGCTTATACATTGACTCAACCGGGTCTGCTGGCTCGATCCAGTACCGTAAGATGCTGCCAGATATAGGCGGTGACAGATCGCAGGGATGGCTTTTAGTTTGACGGAAGCTTGTTATTTTGGCAAAAGTAGAAATTACAAGATTAACAGATTATTCAGTAGCATTGATGATAATGAAACAATGCTGGGACGAGATGGCTGAAGATGACGCTGAACTCGTATCAGTGCCAGACATAGTAAATGAAAATTGGGTTTGCGTGTTAGTTGATGGCGAATGCGCAGGTTCTTTTAGATTTGTTCAGATTACATCAGTAATGCAAGAATGCCACATTTGCATGTTGAAACATTTTAGGAAATATGCTCACGAAGCTGGTATCCTATGCTACAAGATGCTTCTGTCTGGAGATATAGAGAAGCTATCAACAAATATACCAAGTTTTAACAAAAAGGCCATAGCTTATGCGGCATCAATGGGTTTTGTTAGGCAAGGTGAAAACACTAACTCTTATATGAAAAACGGAAAACTTTGCTCTATGATACAGATGGGTATCGAAAGAAGGGCGATGGAGGAATTATGCCACAAGCAATACCAGCAGCACTAGCGATAGGGGCAAAGGCAGTGCCAGCATTATCAGCGATCGGAGGCGGTAGTGCTGCGGCTGGTGCTGGCACACTTCTTGGCGCTGGGGGTAGCTATCTTTCTCAGCGGCAAAACCGCAAAGCGGTAGAAAAGCAAAATGAGATGGCTGCTCGTCAACGTGAGCAGGCGCGTCAGGACATTCTCAAATATGGAAATCAAGCGCTTGAGATGATTTCTCCTGCGTATGGTGCGCAGCGAGATGTTATCCAACAGCAGATGGGTACACTACCCGGATATTATGAACGCATGGCTGTCCCGCAGTTTGAGCTTGCTGAAAAGACAGGTATGAACGCCCAGAACACTTTGCTTGCTGGTCTTGGTATGCAGAACGCTGCATTGCTCGGTCAGCCATCATTCGGAAGATTGCAGGCCAAAGGCTCTGGTATTGATCCGCAGCAGATGGCATCAATGGCAACACTTCAGCCTTTTGATACCAGTGTGATTGATAATATTCTGGCGCTTCAGGGACAAAAGATCCCTACAAGTCAACCACAGGTTGATCAATCCTCTCTCACGCCAGAACAGATTCAGATGATGCGTGAAATGCAAATGATGGGTAATTACTATGGCTAAACTTACTGATGCGCAAATAAAGGCGGTATTGGCAAAAAACCCCAATGCAACAGACGAGCAGATAGCCAAGGCTATGCTGAACAATCCTGCCTATGGCGTAACCCCGCAAGATATTAAACGCGCAACAGGGCGTGATATTACTGGCATTCGTATGGCCTATGGCGCTGGTGGTGGTTATTCAGACGAGCAGATAAATAAGGCTTTAAGTCAGCGGTTTTTAAAAAGCGGTCCATTAACGGCTGAAGAAGTTAACCGAGCAGCCATTCGTTACGGTATTTCTCCAGAGCAGTTACAGAACATTAACCCGAATCTTATGCAGCAGACTGCTGGTTTAAAACCTGCGCTAGAAACGCTGGGTGGAGTTGAAGATAGGTTTCGAAGCGATTTTGCTGGAGCGCAGGAATATCAGGCTCCCTATCGAGAATATGGTCAGCAGGCCGCACAGCGACAAGCAGCATTAACTGGTGCGCTTGGTCCAAAAGCACAGCGGCGGGCGTTAAACGAGTATATGAACTCGCCAGCCTTGGGCTACCTACAGGAGCAGTCTGAGCGAGCATTGACACGAAATGCGGCTGCACTTGGTGGCTTAGGCGGTGGCAATGTCAGGCAGGATCTAACCAAACTGACTGCCGACCTTTACGGTCAGGACTTCCAGAACCAGTTTAACCGATTGGGTGATATAGCTACTCGCGGTTATGGTGCTGCTGCAACGTCTGCCGGGCTTGCTCAAAACATGGCTACAGGTGCTGCTAATCTTGGTGCTACTGGTGCAGGTTATCAGATGCAAACTGGTCGAGATATGTCTGGCAACATTGGTCAGACTGCTGTAAATCTGGCTAACACTCAGACCGGCCTTGGTGGGACTCAGGCAGGAATACTTTCTGGTCTAACAGGAACTCAGGCAGATATTTACACGCGGTTATCTGATGCTTACGGAGTAAATGTGGCTAATGATTTGCTTGCTAGAGCAAACGCCTTACAGGGTATGGGTGGTAATTTAGCTGGTGTACAGCCAGCGTCATACCAGCAAGTTCCCGGGCTGAATCCGCAAGATATTATTACAGCGGCAGGCCAAGGGCGTGATTTTTTACCAACACTTTTTCCCAGTAAATCTGGCGGTGTTTATGAGCCTGCTTTTGTAAATTATCAAAATCCGCTCCAAGGTCAGATACAAGCTGGTGGACCATACGTCACATCACCAGCCGGAATATCTTACGATCCAAGTTTTATAAGAGGGTTGGCATAAATATCATGGCTAACGAATACACTTCAGGTCAAAAACTTCAGGGAATAGGAGCCATTCTTGGTGGCACTGTCCCGCAGTTCCAGCAGCAAATGCAACAGCTTGATGAAGCCAGAATGAAAGCTATGTATCAGGACGCTGGCGCGGCTTATCAGATGTATGGGCAAAACAATATTGCTGGAATTATTGATCTTGCCAATGACCGACTGCGCATATTGCAACGTTTACCCGGATCAGACCCATCTGACACTATGCAGGCTTTGAAACTTGCACAAGCTGCACAGGCTGGAGATCAAAACGCTTATTCTCAGTTGGGTGACTTTTTAAAGCAGGCCAATGAAACTGGTATTGCCCGTGGTTATGTTGCCCCACCTGCTGCGCCTGAAGAATATACGCTTGGACAAGGCGATATTAGATTTAGAGGTAGTGAGGAAATAGCAAGAGGTGCTGAAAAACCACAAGGCGGAATGCTTTCCCCTGACGCTGTAGCAGCGCTTGGTTTAGATACATCTAAGAAGTGGCAAATATCAACTACTGGTCAAATATCCGAAGTTGGTGGAAGTGGTCAGGTAATTACTGTAAGCACCGGAACAACTGGGCAAGATGCTGTAGACAAGGCTTTTGCGGAACAATATTTACCATTTATTAGCGGTGGCGCTTCAGAAATGGCGGGTAATATAGCTAATATATCTGATGTTCTGTCACGGCTAGAAAGCGGTGAGGAGTTAACCGGCCCTATGGTTGGGCTGGCTCCTGATTTTGTTCGGGCGGTTTTAAACCCTGAGGCGCAAGACGCAATAGATCGTGTCGGTAGTGTTGTCCAATTAAATCTTCGCGAAGTTCTTGGTGGACAGTTTGCCCAGAAGGAAGGAGAACAGCTTGTTGCAAGAGCGTACAATCCAAGCCTGAAGCCTGAACAAAACGCGAAAAGATTGCGAAAACTCTACATGCAAATGAATAACGCTTACGAGCAAAGGGTTGCGCAAGCTGAATACTTCCAAGAAAATGGGACACTTCGCGGATTTAAAGGAAAGTTACCAACACTTAGCGACTTTTATACCGCTCTATCCTCTTATGACGTAGGTGAGGAGGTGGGTGGATATAGATATCTTGGTGGTGATGCAACAATTGAATCAAGCTGGCAAAAGGTTAACTGATTATGGCTGAAGAAATAAAGCCGTGGGAAATGGAAAGAGAGGTTGAAGGCCAATCAACAAACGCCTCTTTAAAGCCTTGGGAGCAAGAAAAAATATTGCTTGGAATAACCCCTGAGGTTGAGCGTTTTGGCAATGAAAGTCAAAAGGTTAGATCAATAGTGCAAGGCATAACATTGAATTTGGGCGATGATATTGAGGCAGGGTTGAGAGCATTGTTACCCGACCAAAACTACGCACAAGCCAAACAAGAAATAAATGAAAAACTAGAAAGCTATGTTAGGGATAACCCTAATGAATCTATGGCGTATGAGTTTCTCGGTGGAATAATACCATCAGTTGTACTTGCCATCGCCACAAAAGGTCGTGGTCCAGCATTAGCCACCCCAGAACAAACATCAGCCGTAATGAGCCAGTTTTTCCCAAAATTGGCGAAAACTATCGGTCTAAGTGCAGGTGAGTCAGGTATTGCCGCTATTGGGTCTCAAGAAGGCGACATACTTTCTAGATTGAATGCTAGTGTAGCAGGGCAAGCTGGCGCCGGCGGT